AACCTGATTTGCCTGCTTAAGATCGTATGCGCCGCCATCAGGATTACCAAACTGGATAACCTCGAGAGGGATCTCCTCGGCGATGCCCCATCTGAAGAGCTCGAAGTCGCCGACGAGAGCACGGTCGTTAGATCCAGAAGCAGAGCCGACAGTGATGTTTGAATCTACCTTGTGGCCTCCAAGATTTCCAACTCCACCGAACTGGAAGTCAGGATACTTAGAACCGTTGTTGGTTGTCATAGCACCGATTGCGCCCCTCATGATAGGTGCAAGGATGATGCCATTAGGCTCATACTCGTTATTCTCGAGTACGGTGATTGCAGATTCGAGGTTTGCATCAGGAGTTGACTGGCTGTAAACGACGGCTGTGTCTGCGCACACATAATCGAAGTAGTTGTTGCCTATTGAATTCGGGGCAAGATTGCCAGTACGAGGATCGATGCCGTGAATAGCCATCTTATCGATACCGGCTGCGAGCTTCTTGGAGAATCCCTCTGCGAATGCTCTGAGATATTCGAGTCTCTTTTCTTCTGCGGCCTTCATGAACTCATCAGAAACACGGCTCTGATATACGACCTTGATGGGCTTAACCGATACGGGTGCGATCGTAGCATCGCCTGCGGGCTTCGGGCCGTTCTCGCCTACGATCGAGATATCGCTATCAAGATCGAAAGTGAAGATATCCTTACCTGTGAAGGGTATAGCGTCCTGACCTGACATCCTTGCAAGGGACGAGTGTCCTTTTACCTTGTTGAATAATTCTGTTTCAAGCTCTCTGGGAAAGAGAGTGCTCATGCTTAATGCTGACATAGTTGTTTTCCTCCGTTATTCATTCATCAAATTCCGCGACATCTGACGCAAGGCCAGATCCTTTGTCGCCTTTTCTGTGTCCTTGATATTCGGTTCAGGATTGGCAAGGGGAGTGGTTGTTACCTTGACGAGCCCCTTTAATGCCTCTGCGCTTTTCCGAATCTCGTTTTCATCCGAACCCTGTAAGAAATTGACGGCCTCATATGACAGCCCTAACTCATGCGCAACCTGCGTTTTTACCGAGTGCAGCTCGTATTCTTTCAGTTTTGCATCCTTTTCCGCGATAGTTGTGTCAAATGTTGCCTTCTCTTCCTTGGCAGTGTTCAGTGCCTGAGTTAATTCACTGATCTGCTTCTGGAAGTCGCCCGACTGTTCCTCAATTTTCTTGTTGAGTGCTTCGATCTGGCCTTCATACTTAACCTTCTCGCGCTCCAACCTTCCCTTGATGGCTGCGTCGAACTGTTCCTGTGTCTCGATTGTCTTGAATTCTTCACTCATTTTTTGTCCTTTCCCACGTTACCGCCGTGTGTGCGTATTTTTTTGTATTAAAAAAGCACCCTTTCGGATGCCTTAATAATTGATTTTTTGTATTTTCTTGTCCTTATACTCGTGTGCTATCCAGTACGCCAAGATCACGCTATCAAGCAGCGCGATCTCTGTGTCAGGCGTGAGCGATTTATAACCGAATCCTCCGTTGGATCCGATTGAACGCTTCTCGACATTTGTCGCAGAACATACAAGAGAAGGCTGTGCCCTGTGGCATAAGTTTGCCGCTGCCAGAGCCTGTTCAAACATCGCGTTCGCGACAATGATCTCAGCCACCTTTGGAAGCACGGGCTTGATCTTGATCCGTGCGTCCTTCATTGCCTCCTCGAGGAGCTTCTGACCGTTTGCGCCGTCAACAACAACGCCGCCGAGGTCTGTCATCTGAGTCATTATAGCGATTATCCATTCATTACCGATGCGAGCGGGCCTGCAATCAATACACTCGGCGAAGATCCTGCCGTCTGTCGTCTTGTATGCAATCGACAGGGCAGCATTGGCACCATCGAAGCCATACTTGATGCCTAAGAACTTTTTGCCTGCCCGGTTTGGAACCTTCTCGACCTCAAGCGCAAGCCATTCAGTCTCTGAGATGACCGATTTCTGATTGTACTTAATCCACAGGCCGAGTCTTTGGATGTTGAAATCGATCTCGTCGGTCTTGTCCTCGTTCCTAACCTTGCGCTCATTGAGCTGATAGCCCATTGCAGGATTGGTCAGGTACCAGAGCTCGACGTCGTTTACATCTGACATCTGATCGACGGACCATTCAGCCCATCCGACCTCAGCTTCGGATCCAAACAAGCACGAGTCCCTCAATTTGGGGAACACAGTACCCTTGGATACCGCTGTCGGTGGAGTACCGCAGAGTATGATCTGCGGATTTGCGCTGTCAGACACGACATATTGCAGTGTGTTCTGCTGATCGTCTGTGTATTCCTGCGCCTCGTCTATGATTAGAAGGTCAAACCCCTCGCCGAGCCCTCCAACAGAAGTCCTTGTTCGGAAATCTACTGAACCACCCGTGTCGAGGAGCGTGATCCTTTCCAACCCGAATTGTTTCGAGTAGGTATATGCATTGATATAAACCTCATCTTTTTTGGGCCTTAATATCTCCTCATATCCCTTGGATTTTAAAAGTGCCGCAAGTCTCTTGGCTGCCGAGCTTGATGTTGTTGTCCTGTGAGCTGTATGTAGTATATGCTCACCGTTTTGGATTCCGTACAGCTCCCGGATGGTAAGGATCTCACCCTTGCCGTTTCTTCGCGGTACCGCATAACCAAATTTTGCGTGCAGCCATAGGCCGTCTTCATCGACTGCCATAATCTGGTCAATGAGACGTTTTTGCCAAGGCTGCGCCTCGCGTCCTGTTTCACTGTATAGCACAAGGGCCTCGGGCCCTTTTGAGTCTGTATAAGGGAGCACGACGGAGTGCGTGGGAGTCTGATTACCGTACCGGGTAGCCATACTCCTTATACCTCCTTTATGCTCTTACAAATGCATGACCTCTGGCCTGCATCTTGCCTGATGTACCTCTGCCCCTGATCTCCAATTCGCATCTGCATCCTTCATGCCGCGCGAATACCTCATTGACTTGGGCTTCGTAATAACTATCATATGTGCCTGCCCGATCATGGCACCATTCGCAGGCTGTCGATTCAGCCCTCCGAACGACCACAACACCCACGCCCGAATTATCAAGGAATCTCATGTTTTCCTTAAAATGATTATCGCTGAAATGCTCAACAATATTGCGTATGGGCTCATTCAGATAATGGATATTATCAGCAAATAATCCGTTTGATACGGCATTGAGCAGGCCATTTACTCTGTCCATTTCAATCGGTGGCCTTATTGGCTTTATTCCGATATTAAGCATTCTATTCACGCTTAGCTGATGCGCATCAGCCACATCAGATACCAATTTATAGGCTTCCTCTATGGTTGGAACCATAACCTTTTCTGCTATGTTGTAATACATAACACCGTCGGGCATCACCTCTGGTGTAAGCACTTCGATATATGCCCTTGATAAAGCCTTGCCGACCTTGCTTGCTTGCTGAGTGACGCTGCCAATAGTGCGCCTTTCAATACGCTCAAGCAAATCTTTTCGTGTTGCCTTTGCTTCCTCAAGGTTTTGTTTAAACGCCTTCTGAACCTTATTCAGAAGAGCAGGAGCAATATCTTCTGCCATATATTACCTCCTTATATCCCTGTAAGATTCTTGAGCTTTGATTCTGTAACGTAATCCGGGAATGCCTGCTGCAGTTTAAGGAAGGCATCGCCAATCCCGGAGAGAGTTGCCGCATCGGGCTCAAATAATGGCAGCCATCTCGGCGTGCTCTGATATATCTCTTTGCGCTTATATGACATCTTATCCCGGACACATGCCGAGAGATATCCAACATTAAGGAAGCCCGAACCGAATGTTCTCTGTGCTTTTCTTGCGAGAAGCCTCAGATTTTCGTGACTCGCCCTTATAGCATCCGCACTTGAAGGATTGTCGGTCTCAAATCCGAGATCTCCGACTGTCAGACCTGTCTCGCCTGCAAATGCTGACGCATACATCTTGAGCTGTTCATGATGAGGAGTCATGCTTGCAGATTGGAACTGTCCGAGGATAGGGTGATCGCCGTCATCGTCCTTCGAGAATTGAAGCATTGACGATATAGTCGCCTTCCATTTATCCATCGGCTCAGCATCAGCACTCAAACCGACAACATACTTCTGAGGGAATGCATAAAATTCAGCCGATACCTCAGCTCTTGTGATGGTATTCCGAGCCTTGTTCATGATATCCATGCTCGCACGGCTCATTCGGGAATGACCGAACGGCCTCATCGCATCTGGCCTGTATATAATCGGTACAAGAAGAGGGTAGGGCGCAGCATTTGGGAACTCTGTGTCCGTTACTGTGCGGATTCCCTGTTCAATTATATGAGTCGCGCCTGCTGTGAAGTACGCCTCGGTCAGAGGATTGCCGTACTCATCGTGTGAAAGAACCGCGTACCCCTCTGTGAGCATATTTGTGATGGGATCTATAATGCCCGTGGCATTAAATCCATCGATCACTTGCAATCTGGGGAAGCCGTCCTCACCCTCGGAAATATAAACGAAGTCACATGCCGAGATCAGGGCCCCGAGTATGGCGCTGTCGAAGAGAACATCCTTGTTGTTCTGGTCAAATATGCCATTCATGTCGAAGTAATCGGTCTCGTTCTCGAAGCCATTGAAGGCCAAGCGATCTGCCATAACATCGACCGATTTTGCGCACCATCCGAGAATGCTCTTATATGCTTCTTTGAGATCAGCCGGGATGAGTGGGGAAGGATCCTGTGCAAGATACTTCATTTCATAATACTTATACCGGGTAAGAATGCGCGGCTGCTTGAGAGCCAACTTTGCCCTTAAATATTCGATTCCTTTGTATGATGCCATTGTGTATGCTCCTTATAACTGCATGTCAGCGAGATATTTTCCGC